ACATCGCTTCTGAAGCACTTGGCGGCTTGTTCGGATAAGAGGAGAATACAATGGCTACATTTTCACAAGGGTTCCTAGCAAACTTAGGTCGCCCACAAATGGCCGAAAGTTTGTTTGGCTTGGGTCGTACCATTGGTGGACTTCCCGGCCAAGCACAAGAGCGCAGAAAGCGGGAGCAGTTTAACCAGCTGATGCAACAGGCTCAAGGTGCACAAGGCGCTGGCGATTTTGTCAGCATGAAGCTTCTTTCTCAGCAATTGGCAGACGCTGGCTATACTAAAGAAGCAGGACAGCTTATGCAGTCTGCTGTAGAGCTGGAGAAAAAGAACAAGCAACAACAAGCTGTTTCAGGCTTATTTGAAGGAAGTCCAACAGAAGAAACTGTAATGGCTGGGGCAAAACAGTTACTAGCTACTGGTGATGTTGAAGGAGCTATGCGTCTTAGGGAAAAAGCCGTATCTTTAGGAGAAACAGAAAGAGCTAGACAAGCAGGTACAGCCGCTATCCAGCAAGAACTTCAAGGATACATGATGGACCCTAAAGCTTCTCCAGAAGTAAAACGGATGGCTAATCAAATATACCGTGGTTTTGTGGTTGGTCGTATGCAGCCTGAAGCTGTAGAACAACAGATGAAAAACTTAAGAACTCTTGCTCAGCCAAGAACTAGAGGAAGCATGGCTGCTCCTCAAATTGTTGAAGTTCAACGTAAAGATCCTAAAACCGGAGAAGTACAAAATATAAAAGTAGAAAGGAGATTCAATCCAGTAACCGGAGAACGTGAAGAAGAACTACTGGGTTTTGTAATTCCTGAAGAAGCAGACGAAGTTAAAGAGTCTACTACCTTGCTTAAAATTGAAAACACTTTGACACAAGAAGTTAGAGAAATCTCCAGTAAAGCAAGAAGAGCAGAAGAACTAGCAACAGGTCTGGAAAAATATGATCCTGTTGGTGGTGTTGCAGGGTCGCTAACAGAGTACATAAAAGAGATTAGCGGAGAACAGGACGCTATTTCTGCCTTAAGAACTGAAGCTAGTCGTTTAACAACCTCAGAAGCTGTGGCTAATCTACCTAAAGGTCCTGCTTCAGACAGAGATATTGCTTTGGTTTTAAAAGGCGTTCCTCCAGCTAATGCTAAGGCTGATTATTTAGCTCAATATGCAAGAGGCGTAGCTAAAATGCAACAAGCGGAAGCAGACTACAAAAGAGAACAGTTAAACTGGCTAAGCAAAAACAGAAGCTACAAAGGTTTTAATGCTTACATGACAAAAAAGAAAGTTGAAGAGCAGTTTGCTATTGTTCCTCCAGAAGCGTTACAAGAAATGGAAGCAAACCTAAACGATCCTGTGCATCGAAATTCTTTTATCAAAAATTTTGAGTTTGATTACGTCCAGTATAAAAAAGAACTAGAAGACGCTAAAAATATTTTAGAAGGTATTTAAAATGGCTGAAACAGATCCTTTTGCAAAATATATAATACAAAAAGAAACTTCTGAACAACAAGTTGCTGAAGAGTTTGATCCTTTTGCAAAATACGCTACTCCCGTAAAAGCTAATAAGATAGAAGAAGACATAGCAACAGGAGAATGGACAAATCTTGATAGTCTGTCTGGTGCTTTGATTTTTCTTGAAGGAGCTACTTTAGGCTGGTCTGATGAAGTAGGCATTGGTCTTGCATCTTTAGCCATGAGTGCAGGCTCTGACGAAACTCAAGAAGAAATCTATGATAGATTGAAGAAAGACTATGATTCAATGCAAGAAAGTTTTTCAGAAAGACACGGTGGAGTCGCCACAGGCTTGGAAATAGCAGGAGCTGTTGTCAGTCCTATTTCTAAAATAAAAGTAGCATCAGGTTTAACTGGTTTAGTTGCTAGAGGTGCTTCTGAAGGCGCTATTTATGGCGCAGGTAAAGCAGAAGACGTTGAGGCAATGAAAACAGAAGCTTTTAAAGGTGCTCTTGCAGGCGCAGTTGGAGCTTCTGTAGTAGGAGCAGGAGGTTGGTTACTTAAAAGAAAGATTCAAGCACCTCTGGACACAGAAAAGGGTTTTGTTCCGTTGACTTTAGCAGCCGACAAAACAAAAGGATCTTCTGAAGCACTTTTGCAGACTTTCTATCGTGATATTGTTGGTCCTTCTTGGGGAGGTAAAGGGTTAGTTAGAACACAAGAAGAAGCTGTTGTTGGTCCTTTGCTTGCTGCTCAAAAACAACGTCAAAAAGCACTTGTAGAGCTAAAAGATGTTTCTTCCAATGAAGCTAAAGAAGCTACAAAACAATTAAATGTTGCGTTAGAAAATCTTAGAGACTCTACAAAAGCGCAAAAAGAAGGAATAGAAGAAGCCGCCAAAGAAACCGCTGAAATTGTGAAAGGAGATTACTCGAGGTTTTTAGGCAAAGAAGGTGCGATAATAAACAGAGCAACAAAAAGAATACAGAACAGCATTGATGTAAACTCCGATGCTTTTCGTTTATCTGCTTTTATGTCTTCTCTGCCTGCAGGTACAAAAGTAAGGCAGGCTGAAAGCATTGTAGAGGCTCAAAACCCTAATATAGCAATGCTTCGTTTAGAGAACTTATGGGCAGAAGAAGGCTTTAAGTCTATTAAAGGAAGGTCATTTACTTTAAAGCCTGATGAGTTGTTACAAAAAGTTACTGAAAGAGTTTCTCAAAACCCGCAGCTTCAGCTTTTAGCTGTTAATAAGTCAGAGGTTGCTTCTTTAGTAAACAACAGCATGGAGTTATTAGCTGCAAAGAGAAACCCCAAAACAGGTAGAATATCTGGCGAAGATTTATCTGCCGTAAGAAGTGCTTTTGGCACTGCTGCTGCTTCTAAATCAGATGTTGGAGGCCAGTCTGTTTTAATGCAAAATCTGTACAGAGAAGTTCAGCAAGCAGTCGATGAGCAAATGAAATCACAGCTTTCTGCTAAAGGTTTAAAAGCTTTTGAACAAGATTTAGAAGCATGGGCGACTCATTCTGTTTTGAAAGACAGTGTACTAAAGGCATCCACTAAAACAGGAGTAAATGGTAAGTTTTCTCCGGATGACTGGATTGCTGCTATAAAAACCAACTCTCCAAGACAAGCTAGACAAGGAAGAGGTCCATTAAGAGCAGAAGCAGAAAACTTAGCGGCATTAAACAAGAAAAACGAACAGACTATTGTGGAAGCCGCCAACAAACTCTCTGAAAAAATGGTAACCAGAAGAGAAAGAGAACTAACGAGAATAAATAATAAAGCCAAAGCGGAAAGAACTTTTCTTGCCGAACAAGTTAAAAAACAAAGGGCTTTATTGAGAAACGATCCAGAAGTAGCTAACAAATTAGCTGAGAATACTCAAAAGATAAAAGCATTAGAAGAAGAGATAGCAACTTCCGGAGAAGAACTCGTTTCTATAGGCAAAGCCAGAACACCAGAAAACCCATCTTGGTTTCATAGCTTAGCTGCTACTGGAACTTTGGCTGGTGCAATGAGCGGCGCTGGTTTCGCAGTTGCTGGTCCGATAGGAGGTGGTTTATCTTTAGGCGCTGCTTTAAAAGCAGGACAGGTACTGTCTTCTCCAACTGTGCAAAGAACTTTAGCAGGTCAGGCTGCGCCTCAAGCAGCTGCTCAGCGGTTTGTTCAGACTCCAGTAGGCCAACAAGTGAGACAAGTTTCGCCGCTTTTGGGAGCAAGGTTTGGGGCTATGCTTACAACCCAGTAAAACAACAGGGGCCAATCAAGGCCCCCTTTAGTTTCACACTTCACACACTCCAGACACACACGCTAACTGCTGTGCACCTTCGGTCATGTCACTGGCCTCCACGATGTCCCACTCAATGTTGTCTGGGAACTCCTTAGCAAGCGTCTTGTAAGTCTCAAGATCCACAGGCTCATAGGGCGCTTGCTGGTACGTGTGTTCTGAGTAAGGCAAGAAACTGATGCCGCTCACCTTGTCGAACTTGTTGTACAGCCACTGTCCCACCTCAAGAAACTCATCGTCCCTGTAGTAGCACGTCATGGACGGCTTGTGTTCACACCAGTGGTCCTGATACATCTCCCATAGCTCAAGCTGCTCCATAGCACCCATGTCAGAAGCCACTACAGCGCCTTTGGGGGACTTTATGGGGAACGAGAATACCTTAGTACTGGGTGACATCACGTCGTCCTCTACAGGGACTCCTGAAGCCTCTAAGACAGAACACAGTGGATCTCGTGCGTCAGCTCTTACTCGTCGAATGTACTGATCTGAGTATCTAGGATGTATGCCTGATGCGCTATCAACCAGCTGAGACACAGTACCGGAAGGCTTAACAGCAGTAATGGCAGCGCTAACGCTAATGCCAAGCCGTTCAGCCCACTTACGGTTAGTCTTAATAGCTTCCTTCTTAAGCTCTTGTAGCCAGTACTTGAGTTCATCTTTGCTCTTCCTCCCCGACATCACTGGGTGATCCATGATGCCAGTCAGGGACACGCCAAGTAATGCCTCTTCTTTTGTGTTGTCACTCCAGATCTTACGCAGGTATCTGAAGTCGGTTAGTGTTGCTTGTAGAGTGCCAAGGATAGTTGCAGTTCGTACTTTCCGTCGGAGACTGTCGAGACTATCGGTTGCCCTGATGACAACTTCTGACAAGTTGCAGAACTGATACGGTCTGAGGATGATCTCTGAGCATGGGTTAGTGCCAAAGTCATACGTGGCGTCTCTACGTTCATTCTTTGCAGCCTGTCGTTGACTTGCGACACGGCTAAAGACACCTCGTTCACCTGATCTGGACTCATACAAGCTCTTCCACTCGTTCAGAAATGCTTCAAAGTCAGGTTTCTCTGTGTAGCAAGCAGAGTTGTTAGCCAAGCCACGCTGTGGATTATCTACCCACCACTGTCCTGATTTAGCCCTTCTTATTCTATCGTCAGTGAGGTTACTGAGACTGATGAGAGCACTTCTTCGGACTCCTCCAACGACGACGATCTGTGCAATCTTACAGCAGAGATCATGACATTCGATGGAACTAAGTTTTCGTCCAGCAGCTTGGCGAAAGACGTCGATTGTGAACTGAAACAGGTCAACAAGAGGTTCTGGACCACTTGCTCTACCTCCGAAGGTTTTAAGTGTTGCCCCTGCAGGTCTAACTCCAGATACGTCCCACTTTGGAACTTGGCCACTAAAGAGCATTGCGATAAGCTCGCGGTATGCTTTTGCCCACCCAATCTTGCTGTCAGCGACGTGTACAACGGTATCTGTATCATGAAACTCCTCTGCGACTTCTGGTAGCTTTGTGATGTACTGACGCTCCACACTGAAGCCGACACCAGTGCCACACATGAGTACGTACATCATCTCGTCAAATGCTTTTGGGTGATCAATGGGCAAGTAGGAGCAGTTGAAGCCAGCTACATTGTCCCTGTCCAGAGCCTCACCTGCAGTCATCAAGGCTCTCATGCTGGGCATTACGTCCAGCTTGTAGATGTCCTCGTGTAAACCACTGGCTTCTTTACTTGTGATCTTCTCTTTGTTGACCCAGAAGTCTAGGTAACGGTTGACCGTCTCTAGCCATGTCTCCCTGCGCTGCTCCTCTGGTAAGTATCTTGCGTAGCGTGACTTGTGTATGTACTGTTGATATGCGTCCATTAGATCTCGTAGTCTCCTCTTGTAATTAGTGTTAGTTTTAGCTGGTCCAGTAGGAAGTACAGCTGATGTGTGTCTAGGTTCGTAGAGATGACAACATAGTCCTCTGACTTGACTATACAGAAGGCGTCCTCATAGCTGTCTAGATCCTCCACTGAAGAAATAGCCCCAAATACCGTTGATACTGGTAGTTTCTCATCCTTGTCTCCGAAGTGTCCTTCAATTACTTTCATTAGATCAACTCCTGTATCAGTCGGTCTACATACCAGCGACACTTCCTGAGATCCTCTACGGGTTTGTTCTTGTAGTTGTAGCGCCAGAGATACTTCACTGCGTTTCCCTTGAGATACCCTTTGAACTCTGTGTCGGACATGGAGGCTTTGATACCGTCGATGGCTTCGATGCCGCCCTTGTTGTAATGCTCTGGTCGCTCTACTGGGTCAGTTAGTACTTCTTTTGCTACAGCATTGACAACGCCTAG